TATATGGTATCTCGGTTTTTTCCATATCTGTTGTTTAATTTTAAACAATTTGATTCCATTATTGTTACAATATCCACAACATAACCGCCATTATTTAGCATCAGCATTAATCTACCGGACAAAGATGATAAAATGTTCATTGTATTTTTTTCATCAAATTCATTAAAAAATACGGATTTTTTTATTAAGGTAAAAAATTTCATTGAAACATGTTTCAAATCGCCCCTTACCATAACAAGTGGTTCAACATAACTTAATTTTATTTTCAAAGCCTCTATATACCACAATACATCGCCAGCTTCAGAAACAACTGATTGTATTGATGATCTACTTGTTATTTTGTGGCACAATTCATCTACTTCTTCTATAAGACCCATAGTGAGATATAGAAGTGTCATGTGATCATTACTGTGATTAAAATCAGACATACACTGTCTGACAAAGTTTCTGTACTCAAATTGTTTCATATATATAGACGAAAACGCCACCACATTTTGTGTGGTGGCGTTATTATTATTTGTTCTTACCTTTTGTTTTTGTTTTAGCAGCTTCCTCTTCAGCTAATTTTGTAGCTTCGATTTTGGCAGCTTCCTCTTCAGCTAATTTTGTAGCTTCGATTTTGGCAGCTTCCTCTTCAGCTAATTTTGTAGCTTCGATTTTAACGCATTCAACAACCATAGTTTCTATGAGTGATGGATTAATAAGCATAAGTCTTTTTTCGTTTAGATTCACTAGTTTAAAGACTGATTCGCCAGATTTATTTTTCAATAATGACATCAAATAAATCATTTTTTTTCTGTTTATGGAGTTATCTCCACATACCACAGCGGCATCTTCTTCACCAAATGAGTATGACTTATTGGTAAATATGGGGTTTGATTTCATATTTATCAAGGTATTTGTAACTTTATCATTTTCTTCATTTGATAATTTTTTTTGTAAAGACATAAATTTACCATTCACTTCTGTGAAACCATTTGTGCTATCTTTAGAAATTTCTATTTTTTCGAATATTTTTTCCATTATTATTATTTTTTAGATTTTGGTTATTATTATTTATTGATTTTATGTTATTTCGTACATTATTTATTATAGAGTTTATAGAGTTTGATATGGCATCATTTGATATAACTTCAGAGCCAAGTGTAACTATTAAACTCTGCCTATCTATACTAAACTGATCTGTGCTTTCATTCATGTTTGGCGTTTTTATTTTACCAGAATTGTTTTCTTTATTTTTTAAAAAGTTTATTCTCCTTTTATCTGTTTCAGATAATCGTTTCGATAATTCTTTTATAGCAAGATTACTCTGTTTGCCATTATTATTTATGACAATTGCTCTGTTTAATTGTGCCAAATCTGGTATATATAATATATCACCAGATTTAATTGTTAGTGGATTACTGTATCCATTATATGAAAATAAAACATCTATCATATTTTGAGAACCATAAACAGCTTTTGAAATCAAATGTGGTTTACCAGCCAATGATGAATCCACAATAGTTTTTTTACCTATCTTTCGTTGAATATCTGTATTGAATATCTGTTTTGATAAATCAACAATATCCTCTCCACCAATGTTTACAAATGGTGCTTTGTCTATTAGTGACATAGTTATTATGGTATCTTTAGCCATTGTTTTTTGCTATTTTTTCATAATCAGCCAATATGGCATCTTTTATTCTTTTGGTTAGGTCATCTTTATTTATTGATTGAAAAATGTTGTCTATCAATTTATCTATGTCGTCAAAATCATTTTTAATAAGTTCAAAAACTTTATCGGAAACAAAATAAAGTTCCACAATAACTGGTATCGTTTTTTTGGTTTTTGTTGCTTTCATAAATATCAATGATGTCACACATGGATCTTTTTCTTTACCAGCGTCAAAATTTTCTATTTTTGGTTGTGGCACAATTGATGTGTTTTCACCAATAACTTTTGTTTCTGCTTGTTTAGCATCAAAATTCACTTCATCTATATCAAATTGTTTTGGTCTTTGTCTTTTCCCATTAGTTCTAAGAGATACACCACCTGTCACTGGATCAAACTCTGGTTCGTCAAAGTCCATTTTGTCAAAGTCCAAATCATCATCATTGTTAATTTTATCTTCTTCAGCCATATTAATTAAGTGTTAGTTTTAATAATCTTTTTATTATTTCTTCTGATAAATTTGATTCTCTTATTATTTTGTTATACTCATTTTTTGTCAAATCTTTTCGTTCTTTGAACATGTTCTTTGATATATCATAGGCATCCGCAACATTGTTATCTCTCAAAAACAAATTAACAGATTCAGCCAACATTTCGTAACTATTATTAATTTCTTTTGTTAGCATTTCTTTGTTGGGTTTTACTAATTCCATGCCTTTTATCAAAGACTTTATGCCTTTCACGTAATAACAAAATACAAGTGNTATGTTTCTGATAACCGTTATGTCTGATAAATCTCTTTCAAATCTTGATGTTGATAGTTTTTCAGAAATTGTTTTGGAGAATTGTTTTGATAGATAAAAATTTCCCTCTGCATTTTCAAAATTTATTGGATTTGTTTTTTGTGACATTGTTGAAGAACCACATTCACCCACATTATTTTTTTGAATAAAATAATTCATTGATATATAAGACCACATGTCTTTACTGAATTCTTCGAACACAATAGAAAGAGAAGAAATGGCTTCCATTGTTTCAACTATTGATGGATAGTAATCAGTTTGTTGATGAAAAGTTATTTGTCTTATACCATAAATAGACGATACCCTTTTACATACCTTTTCAATTTTTTCAATTTTTTCCAAGTTAAATAATATTTCTTGAGAATAATTATTCCCTATTGTGCCGCCGCCAAATCTCGATCTTGGTTCAATTATTTTATTGTGTCTAACTATTCTTTGTATAAGACTTGCGGTAACACTACTAAACCTTATAGGAAGTGCTTTTTGACCATGAGTCAATCCAATGAGTTCAAAATCTTCCATTTGAAAAAGCATTTTTTTAAACTCTGTTGTTAGTTCTGTTATTTTTAAATATGCTTCTTTACACAATATAGAGTTACAAAATGATACTAAATCTTGAGAAGTTAGTCCATAATGGATTTTTGAAATAATAATATCTTTTGAAATACCATCACAACCATGAGAAACAATTATCTGTTGTTCAATATGTTTAATAACAGCAACAATATCATGTTTTGTTTTCTTTTCTATATTTTTTATGTTTTCATAATCATAGACAATCTTACCAAAATCAAATTTGTCATTGATTTCTGGATAAAATTCACATAAATATCTAATGAGAAACATTTTTTCAACCTCAAAAACAAGCTTGAGATAGTTTTCCTCACCATAGATTTCTCTTATTGGTTTAACATCTTTTTTATATCTGTCTTCGAATGGTGTCATAAATTTTTATATAAACACAAATTTGTGTGGTTTGTTACACTATGTTTGTTTATGGTTTTTGTCGTTGAACTGTCACAAATGCAACCCTATAAAATAGGCGACATATAAAAAAAAACATAAAGCACAAATTTAATTTTTAACAAAGAATAAATTTGATATTGTTGAATAAACTTTTTTACTGTAGCTAAAAGTTATTTCTGATATTATATAATCACCACTTATTTGTTCGTTCATACCAGATTCATTTTGATCACCAGACATTGTGGAATTATTTTGGTTATTGTTTATCAGTAAGACAGGAATTTTGATTCCACAATAAAGTGCGGCATTTAAATTGTTTTGTGTAATTACTAAACCCTTGCTCTCATAAACCATTTTATTTATAATGTTTTGAACTCTTGCGTGATTGTAATTTCTATGTGTGTTTATGGATGTGAACCCAACATAAGTTGATCTTAAATTGTCTCCTGATCTTTCTATTTTTTCTGATTCAATTTCGTGTTGTACGACGTATTCATGATAAATGTTATTGTCTATATCGTGGGTCTTTATCAATCTTTCAAACCCAATTTCTTTTTCTATGCTACCACGTTTATCAGTTTCTTTATATTTGTCTATATAATTTGCTGTACCAACTTTGATTTTATGATTGGATAATATCATGTCCGCTAACACTGGTATTTTGTGATCATTGAAACTTTTAGATAAATTAACCTCTGATGTCTTGTCAAATTCTTCTTTTTCTACTTTAATTGATTCGTTTATATCGAACACATTTAAGCAATAATATGGATCAATCCATATTTTTATACAGCCTTTTTCACTGTTCCATGAATGTAATGCTATTTCTGACATAAATTCTTTTGTACTTTGAGAAACTCTTAACCAAGTTTGATTGTCATTTGTGCTTGTTATATTTGATGCAAATCCGATGCCCAATTCTTTACACAACTCCAATAAAACTTCAAACGATGAACCAGAATAATTTTTTATTAATTTTGTGTCAATGTTTTTTATAAATACCTCACATGATAGAGAATATTCACCATTATCCAATTTTTCTGATTCTGTTATTAGAAATGTCATTTTTATTGGTTCAAAATCCACATTATCAGCACCAATAAAAACATCTAGTGTGTCAATTTTATTTGATATATTATTTTCTATTATGCCATTTTTGTCTTTTATAACAATATCCAATTCTGGCAACATTTCATCACCATATTTCAACTGAAAACTTGATATGGCATCATCTTTCCAGGTGTGTTCAGACATTTGTATCAGTGGGGAGGTTTTACCAACTTTCATCTCATCTCTTTCTGATGAACCATCAATATAATCAAGAGAGATTTCTGGTTTTTTGGTTTTTGGTTTTAAAATCTGAAATATGGTGTCCATTAATACATAATTAAAATTTTTATATATTATGTCGTCAGTATTCTATTCTCTTTCAAGCCACATGTTATTGGAAATCAATTTTGATCAAATTGGTATAAATAATATATCTTTTCCTTTAGAAGCAATTTCAGATGGAAATTCTAATTCAACAACAATAGTCAATACAAAAAATGGAACATTGATCACAAACAATGTTAAAGACACATCTGTTGTTAGTGATGGCATTAACAGTAAGGTTATACTGGATGATGATACTGGATACTATTATCCTAGTTTTGATTCAAACATTGTTGTTAACCAATTTACACCATCCCCAGTAAGTCTTAATTATATAACTGTAAGGATACATGTGTTATCTGGATACAACTTCCAAGATTCAAAAGGGTTTGTTTCGTCTATATATGTAAAAGATAAAGATGGTAACAATGTGTTTCTATTGAATCAATCATTTTTAAACAGTGATATAAATCGATATAAATATAATTTGACACCAAAGAAAATAGGGAGTTTATATTATGACAAGTTTGTTGAATTTCTAATCATTGATTATAACGACATAATAACAAATGGATTAAATGACACATTTTTCTCAAATAAAATAGATTTTGATAGAAAAGGTATAGTTTATGCTACATTAACAAGTATAAAAAGTATAGACACAACAAAAGGATATATAACCATAAACGATGAAGAAAGTAAAACCATAAGTTTTGCACCAAAAGATGAATTTGGGTTATTAACAGCCTTTATATCAGAACATGAAAACAAATATTTGGTATATGAAGCTAGATATGATAACAACCCAATAGAAAATGTTATATTCAAACTAAATTCTATTTCTGGTAATAGATATTTTGTTATACATGATTTGGAAATCTACGAACAAAGGGGGCAATCATTGTTGCTTGTCGATAATATATCACAACCACAAAAAACAGATTATGACAAACCAAAAAAATATAGACCCATATTAAGTAGATTTGCTGATGGCGGTATGAAAGTAAAATACACTGTAAGACTTTTTAATGAAGTTAGTGGCGATTCAATAATAAAATTGGCAGAATTGTCTATNCTTGATATATCGGCTTACCAAGACGAAATAGGAAGAATACAAATAAACCAACTTGAAAGTCCAATAAAGGTTTTTAATAGGCTTGTCAACACAAATGTTATAGTCAATAACAAACAGAAATCTTTATCAAAAATTTTAGTGCCAATGTATATAAACTCTTTATCTGTAATTTTGGAAGAGAATTTTTTCATAAAAATTGTCCCATTTGACAACATATATAAGATAAAAATATTTAGTTCCAAAGACGGTAATAAAAGTGTTTATGTTTTGCAACCAAACATTGTTCATCAATTAACATTCACTAAAGAAAATGGTAACACAATAGACATAAAGGAATCTGTTGATGGCGACAGAAAATATGGAGTATTGACATTCAAAATTAGTGAGGAAAAAGCCAAAAACATAATAGCAAATAACATAATAAAATTTCATATAACAACAGAATCAAATAATATAAAGACTGTACTCACATCTGGCACAAGTGTTATAGATATTTAATTGTCTATGGTTTTTGAATTTCTATCAACTCTGTAATTTATTTGTTTTTTTATCAACCCAACCATTTCATAAAAATTTTGAACCATTGGTTCTATTTTTATTAGGAAGCTTGTCATCTTTGGGCTACTCATTATTCTGCTTGACAAAGACCTTGACAAAATCTTTCCCTCATATGAGTATTTTTCCAATTTTCTGTTTAATATGTTATATTTTGAATCTTCTACTTTTGGCATGTTCTTATAGATAAATAATCAAATTATTTATTGTACTATGGCTAAAAAAGATTTTTATTTACACAACTTCAAAACCCCATTAAAAACAGAATTCAATGATGCTTTTAATACCAGATATTTTGCAGATGATCCACTTTATGCATCATTTTCTGTTTTTTTTGATATAGATTCACCATTGCTGAATCACGCAGAGAATACATCTGAAGAAAGTGCAGAAAGATACTTCATGAACAACAACGACTATTTGAGGGCAGATTATATACGAGAGTTAAGGCAAAGAATAGGGGAATTGGTGTTTAAACACCAATATTTTCTAAAAAACATAAAAGGTTTAAATAAACTATATTCAAAAAAAATTGGTGATGATGAAATAGAACTGACAATGGAAACTTTTGAATCTTTGGATATGCGTATAACAAAAATAAAAGAGTTAATAAGTCTTGTTACATACGATTATGATAATGAAAATGAAGTTTTACCAGATAATTTACAGTGGCTAAATGTTAATATATTAATAAGTGATTTTAGAAGAATAGGGAAAGTTATAAATGGTGAAATAATAGACATAACGCCATCACTTGATACGACAATTTTTACAATAAAACACTGTGCATTTGATGTTGAAGGTGGAAACGATTATTTTGAGGACATAAATAACTCTGAACCAAAAGAGGCAACAAATTCTTTAAAAATAATTGGCGGTCATAGTCACATGAAAAAAAACAGAATAGGTCTTCTACAGGCATTAACCAATGATGTTGGATCTTCTATGGCAGCTGTGAGAACAAGTTTAAGAACAGGCGTTGTTGATATGGATGAAGAAAAACTAAAAAAAATAGAATCCATAAAAAATGAAAATGAAAATGATAAAAAAATACAACACAAAGTGAATCTTGGCGATATAGCCAAAAAGGTTGGTGGCAAAGTAATAAAAGATGCAAGTAATGCGTTGCAACGAGAAATTAACGATAAAGTAACGGAAATGTTATCGTCATTAAAATCAAAAAGTGGTCTTAACAATGTTTTTTTCAGAGGTGGGTTCGCTGAATCAATAAATAGTGGTGACACATTTGGTGCACTCAAATCAGCCATTGGCGGTGGTGCACTACCAAAATTGGATGCAAATATAGCAGAATTGATATTGAATGGGAAAAAACTTACAAAAGAGCAATCAAATATTCTAATATCAGAAATAATACAAGTAACAACAAAAAATCTTGGAAATGTGTTTGAGCGATGATATGTAACAAGTTCATTTTATGTGAGTTTTTATTGAAATATTTAACTATGAATGATTTTGAACTAACTGATGAAATGAAAATGATTGAATTAACAATTGCTGGGGGCGGCAATGTTATGATAACCGGAGGTGCAGGTGTCGGGAAAAGCACATTTATGAGATACCTTAAAGAATCTGGACATAATTTTATAACTTTAGCACCAACAGGAATGGTTGCTATGGGTGGTGCGGTAAGGGGTTCAACCATCCACTCCTTTTTAAAAGTACCAATCGGATCAGCACTTAGAAACGATCATGTTACCAATTTTAATATAGAATATAACCTACCCGTACTCAAGGCTGCGAGTATGGTCATAATAGATGAAATATCTATGGTAAGGTCTGATGTGTTTCAAACAATAGATAACACATTTAAAGCATTCCTTAAAAACGATAAACCATTTGGTGGAAAACAAATGATACTTGTTGGGGATGCTTATCAATTACCACCAATAGTTGCTACACTAACTGATAGACGTGTTTTAGAAGATGAATATGGTTCAAAGTATTTTTTTAACACAAAAGCATTCAAAAATGGAAGTTTTAGGGTGTTTGAACTAACAAAGGTGTTCAGACAAAAAGACGAAAAATTTGTTAACATATTGAATTCTGTAAGATATGGCAATGTTACTGAAGAACAACTTGAAGTGTTAAATAGTAATAAACATACTAATAAAGATAATAATGATATAATCATAACCACACGAAACAACATTGTTGATAGATACAATGAACAAGAAATTGATATGTTGACAACTTCAGAAGAGTGTTTCAGAGCTACAATAACAGGCACAATAAACACAAAAAATGTTCGTGCACCAGAAAATCTAAGATTAAAAAAAGGGTGTAAAGTTATGATATTAATAAATGGTATGGGTTATTCAAATGGTACTATTGGCATATATGATGGTTATGATAAACTAACAGATTCTTTAAAAGTCATAAAACCAGATAATTCAACATTATATGTTAAGAAACACGAATTCGTGAATGTTGATTATACATATAAAAAGGAAGAACGAAGAGTAGAAGAGGTAGTAAGAGGCACAATGGTTCAATACCCAATAACGTTGGCTTACGCTATATCTTCTCATAAATCGCAAGGGATGACGTTTGATAATGTTGTATTTGATATTGGTAGTGGTGCATTTGATTGTGGACAAGTTTATGTGTCATTATCAAGATGTACGTCCTTAGGCGGGTTAAAAATATCGTCAAAATTAACCAAAGATGATATTTGGGTAGACAAAGAAATAAATAAATTCACACAACAATACGTAAAAAGCCATGTCAAAAAAATTAGTTAATTTATCAGAAAGCACATTGAAAAACAGTAGAAAGACTGTTCCTTGTCCCAAGTGCAAAGGGGAAATCAGCATTTGTGATGTTTGTTTTGGTTCTGGAGAGGTATCCAAAAACAAAATAAATAGGCTAAAAGAATCTGATGCCAAAATTTCTGATAAAACGTAAACACACAGAACTCCACCCAGAAAAATATGCTACTGATAACGGTTATTTGAGAAATTATATTCTTAGACATATATATAATTCACCAGATAATAAAATGGATTATGGTGATTATGAAAAACTGTGTATAAACATACAATTAACCAAAGAATTATCATATAACCCAAAGAGTTGGTGTATGAGAAATCCAAAATATGTAAAAATAGTCAGGAATGGCAACAATAGATATCTAAAACTAACAAGACTTGGAAAAAATCTTGTAAAAATTGTATTATTAAATGGATAAAACACACGACATAAGAGATTTATCGTTTGTGAGAAATGTGTTAATCTCTGTTATATCATATTATGGCAACAATATAAAAAACATAACAATTGAAAACAATAATATAATTGAAAAATCTATACCATTTGGTTTATCTAAAAATGGGGATCCACAATATATAGAAGATATGTATTTTGATAAGGAGTTGATTTGTGATAACACGAGAATTAATGGTATGGTGTCATCTGTACCAAGTGGGATTTTGGTGTTGGATGATATTGTCATAGAAGATAGTGCCATGTTAAACACAAACATTGCTGCCATATATAAAAAATTAAAGAATGGTGAATGGTTTGATGAATACGAAAAAAGATTTACACGAATAGATATGATCCCACTAATTCTTAATTGTACATTAACCATAAGAACCCCAACAATGCTATCATCATTAATCATATCGGAAAATCTGATAGATATACATTATAGAGTAAGAAATGTCCTGTGTGCCTACGGTGGATTTGAAAAAATACCAATATCAATAGAATCTGGCAATAAGGTTGGTGGAAAGACCAAGAATATAAATTTAAAAATGTCTGATTCAAATGAAAAATTTATAACTATACAAAACAATATAAGAATTTCAACGTATTATTTAGTAAAAAATAGAATTGTTGATTATAACACTACCATAGAAAAAACAGAAATAAATAACAAAATAATAAACTAAACCGCAATGATAACATTAAACAACAGGGTGTTTTCCAAAAAAATCAATAACAAATCATATTTTGGGTTTGATAAGACTATATACTTGGTTGAAAATGGTCAGGTTAAACCAGCTACAGAAAAAACATCAGAATTCAGGGACATAGAACTTGTAGAATCAAATAAAGATGACATAGTTGACAATGGTAATTTTTATACATACGTGGATAAAGACGGAAATGAATTTGAGGTATATAAAGACACAAAAGACATAATAAAGAATGGTAAGTTAATTGATGAAATGGATACTGATGTAGATGCGGACACCATTGAACTATTAAGTGGGTTATTGGATTTGAGTAGTTCTGATATAACCATAAATGAAAATGGTGTTGAAGAAATGAAAGTTGATGGTGTCGAAGAAACCATTTCTATAAATGAAGAAACAGAAGAACCAGAGATAGTTGATGAAGAGATAGTTGATGAAGCCGACAATGAAGAATTGGAAGCTGTGCAAACAGAGATAGATTTGATAGTTGAAAAAATTGAAAGTTTGAATGACAATATCAAAAAACTTGAGGAAATAGACATAAGTGACAAAGATGACTTACAAAATATATACATACAAGAATTGGGAAAACTGTCTATATTGGAAAAGAGATTGGAAGAATTGGACTATGTGCCAGAAAAAACAAACAACAATATGACTAATAAACTGTTAGAAAGTTATGGTTATATTGATTTATCGAGGAAATCTGTCAAATCGATAATTCTAAATGAGTGCAAACTTGGCAACAAGGTATATAATCACATAAGAAATATCTCCAAAGTAAAATTTTTAGAAAGTTTCAAAGACAAAACATTTGAATCAGACGATATAAGAATCGATAATGATGGTGAAGAATTTATAATAAGCGGTGACATATCAAAGATAACTGAAGAAAAAATGGTAGTTACCGACAAAAAAGGTTTGTTTGAAAGCATAGATAAACTTGTTGAAGAAGAAGACATTTCTGTTGAAGAAGTAATTGATAATATTACAAAAATCAACAAACCAACAATAGTGAATAACAAAAAAAACGTTCTTGAAGCTATGATAAAACCCATAGAGGTTGTAGAATTGGTTGACAACAAATATTATGTAACAACTTGTGATTTATATAGAGATAGTTTTGATGATAAAGTCAGTAAGTTTATATCAGATGATTCTTATCTTTTTATACAAGCTGGTACTACTCTTAGATACAACAAAGAAAATGATGTATTTTTGGATGTGAACAATAATTTGTTTAATCCGCCAACGGAATGTTTAAAATCAATCAATTCAGCTGACAAACATGATTTAGTTGTTGGAGGTTTGTATAACATTATTGGCACAAATGATAACGTGAGGTTGATTGATATAACAAATGATAATTTGTATGGAAGTTACACGTTTGAAGATAGCATAGGAGAATCGATAACGTTATCTGGACACATGATCCCCTTTACTATAAAATCAGCATAAACTTTCGTCCCAATATTGTTGACCATGTAACATGTGATTCTGATAATTGTTTTTAATTAAAATCAGAATCAATGGCAAATTACATAAATCCAGTTCACTATGATAAAGTGATGTTTGATTGCAAAATCAATGATAAATTATCAAATGAAGCAATAGAATTATTTGAATTACAAGCCAGAGAGGTTAGTAGAAAAGATGGAATAATTTTTAAAAACGAAGAAGACAGAAAGGATGCCATACAATATGCTGTGCACGATTTTATAAGTTATTGGAAGTCATATAAAATAAATCCAATATGCCAAGTGGTTGCGACAAGAAATTTCCTAAATGGTGAAAAAATAACAATTGACATATGTGGTGAGCAATTTACTTATACAGCAAAGACATATCATGCTGGCAAAAATGAATTCAAAATCTTTGAATTACCAGACAAAACCAAATCAATCAATCAAACTCTTGATGGGTTGTGCAGGCTTATAAATGATGAAAACAGTGCCAATATGTCCTCATACTTGCACAAAGTAACAAAGAAAATAAACATACTAGATTTGACTTGTTATAAAAATTCAAAGAATTTTATAATAATAGAAAAAATAATAGGAGAACCAATATCAAAGAATGATTTTGGTAGAACTTCTGGCAAGACGATATTAACATTTAACGATCCACCTCCAGCATTTAATTATTTAACATCTATGGCTTCAAATGGTATAAGAAAAGGTTTAAAAAAAATATACCCAAAATCATCAAAGCTTATAATAAATTTTAGTGACATAAACAAAGACAATGGAGGTTTATTCAATCATTAATATATGAACAACACAGAGATAATCTTCTTTCTACATATATGTAGAAACACAAACTATTTTAAGAAAACACCGCCAGACATATTCACAGATAAGTATGTTTCATCGTTGTATGCCTTGACCAAAGATTTTTATGAAATGTATAACGAAATACCGTTTGATGTAGATGATCCAGATTTGGCACAAATAGGCGAAGTTATCAATCAGAAATCAAGTTACGCCATGATCAATGAAGAGTATGATAAACAAAAAAATGTGGAGGTTTTTTTAAATAATTGTGAGGTAATATTATCAAACAATTATAATAGATACAACAAACAAGCCATAGACAGTTCAATAAATGCGTGGGTCAATTGGGAAACTTATCAGTTGGCTTATAAAAAAGCTTCTATGTATATAAAATCTACAGAGGTAACGCCACAAAATTATAAAGAGGTTATAAACGCTGCACAAAACATAATAAACTCTTTTAATATAAATGAAGATGAAGATTCTGCCAAGGATTTTTTTGATCCAGAAACCCACAAAAAAAACAATAATGTTGATTGCTTTAAATCTGGCTGGGATTCGTTTGATCTTTTGTTAAATGATAGTGGTACTGGGGTAAAGGTTGGTAACCTTGTTGTGCTTGTTGGTGCACCCAATGTTGGCAAAACAATTTTTCTTGGTAATATTGGATATCAATATGTAACACAATCTAATAATGTATTTTTTATAAGTCTTGAAATGGAAGAACACGATATGGCTGAACGTGTTGGTAGTAATGTATTTGATATAGCCATGGATGATTATGATAGTTACTCTTCAGAAATAGGTGGGTTTATAATGGATTACAAGAAAAAAATAGCTGGTAATACAATACCTCATGGAAAATTTCTACTAAAAAGAATGTATGGTGCTTCTCCACGTGATATTGATAATGCTGTTAGAAGAGAGGAAAAAGAGAGGGGGATAAAAATCCACATAGTAGTATTAGATTATTTTACAGAACTTGATAATGATCGTGGACTAAGGCAAGATAATGCGTTCAATACATATATATATCACAAAACAAATACAAAGGATCTGTTCGATAACGCAGGTACTGGTAAATATACCATTATCACGGCACACCAATCCTCTTCCATAGACCCTAACAGTGAGACAATGGATAGTGGCGATTTATCCGAATCAAAAGGTATATTGCATAGACCTGACACAGTTATTGGGATCATACAGAGTGATTCAATGAAACATGATAAAAAATATTATATGAAAGCCTTAAAGACACGTCATTCAAAATATAAGGGATATGTAGTCGAGTTCGGAATTGATTACTCTCATATGAGGCTCACATGTGGTGGACTTGAACAAGAAAATATGTTAATGTGATCTGTAACCAATTAAACATTTTTAAGTTTTTAATAAAAATAAATTTATGTCAGAAATTTTTGAAAATGTTGTGGTAGAATCAACAGTACTACTTGATAAAATGTTAAATAATGAAAGTGTTAGTAGATGGGATATTTACAGGCTTAAGAAAACAATTCGTTGTATAATGAATGAATCAGATAAATATGATTCTGTAAAGGATGAAGTAAATTTTTTAATTGAATCAGCAAAAGAATCTTTATAATGGAAAAATTTGTAAGATTGTCAGAAAAGAAACCAAAAAACAGACAACTTTGTGAAGTAAAAACAAATCTTGGAGAGTGCCACCAACACATGATTTATAATGATGAAAAAAATTTGTTTCACGATAGGTATGGTTGGGTTATTGATAGCCACAGCAAGTCTAATGGGGGGATACCAATATCTTGGAGAGGCTACAAACACCCAATATCACCACACGATGATATGATTGTTGATATTTCTTTTGTTTCTTTTATTGGTAAAAATGATAGTAATGGGACAACTCTAATTGATAAACCAAATCTTACAATTGAAGCAAAAATCATAGAATTCTTAAGAAAGAAAGAAATGTTGGCTGATAATTGTGAAAATTTTGTGATAATAATCGGTGATAAAAGAATAATTCTCAATGATACAATAAAAGAGTTTGTTGAATCACTCTATAAATAATATTACAAATTTTGTGGCTTTGTTTATGCTACCAAAATAGATAGCACAAACAACCAAATAAAACCAAAAAATTTGCACCATAAAACCACCACATTAAGTTGATATGATATCTTGATATGCAATAAATAGGTAAATATAATAACATAAAAAACCTAATTAACATGAACGGATTAATAACAGCTGGTGATCTCTCTAACATAAAAGCTTCTGGCGTTTACACAAGAATAGTAGACCAAACAGTCAGACCACTCATAATACCACAAGGAATAGTGAGATTGGTGCCAGGATTTTCAAAAATTGGTATTTTTAATAGACCTGTGCTTATTGAAGCTGGGGACACAGCAAGTGTATTAAACATATATGGTGCAAGAGATAAATCATTAGAGAGGAAAGGTTCATTCTTTCATGAAATTTTATTATCATCAATTAACACTGGCGCAATATTGGCACTCAATTTGCTTAAAACAGATGATACCGTTGATAATAACGGTGTACCAACCGCAACTGCAGATACGTCTGAATATATTTCAATGTCTGCTTCACCAAAAGATAATAATGGTAATATAACAAAAAAACTCTACTCAAGTTATTTTAATAAAGAGAGATTTTGGGTTCCATCTGATTACCATTTACTGGCTACAAGAAGTCTTGCTGACAATGGTAAATTATTGTCGTTTGCCAATTTGTCGCAAACGGAAGTTAGTATAATCACAAGAAAATCAAATATTGCAGGATATGATGTTTCGGTTAAAGAATGGTATGGAAACAACGAAATACCAGCTTTCTTGAATGAATATGATATGATTTCAGAATACTTTGTAGACGTTTATGTGTTATCTGGTAATTATTCAAATTATTCTGCTCTTTCTTCAGATTCAATATTTGGCACATATTTTGATGAAAGAGGTCTGAACAAAAGTTTGTTTGATCAATTTTTAGCGTTAAACGATGTTAATATAGTAAGATACTTTCAAGGAAGCTTGATTCCAGATTTTGTTGATAAAGACGGTACTATAAAATCAATTGACAAAATTATTAATGCTGGCGTCGACGGTCACCAAATTGTTTGTGCAATTGACAGAGCAGAATTTGACAAATTTGAAAGTGCGACAAATAACTACGATTTTGATTTGGTTGGTCACAGCCTTATTGGTTCTGCACAAAAAGATATTGATTTCTTAAGTTACAAGAGAGATTTGGACAAGAATTATGTACATGATTTGAAACAAGAGAATCAATATGTTGGTATAGATAATGTTGCCGGTTTAACTGTTACATCAAATGTCGGAAGTTTTGTTGTTAATGTTAACAATATACACCCAACTTTTAACGATGTTCACACGAATTTAAAAAATGGCGATATAGTTAAAGGCATAACCACTACGGTTGGTACAAATGCTGGTATAATTTATCCTAATCCTGTTTTATATGTTAGTAATGTAGCCAAAACCGCTACATTACTAACATTCACATTAACAAATGATTTAAAACAACAAGAATCTGCAGCAAGTGGTAGTTTCGTTGATATAGATTATAAATCGGCTGTCGCTGAACAAGTTGCCTACTCTGATTTCAATATAACGAATGTTGCAGCTGGCGACACATTCACTGTTTCTGTTGATACTGTAAATGGTGTTGTTAAACTAGCAGAATATGAAGCTGTTGCATTTGATACACCTACTATTGTTGGAACAGCGTTGTTGGCTTTGGTTAATGGCGGTTCAACAGGTTTTGTTGGTAATACAGTCCCTAATCCAACCATTGAAGCACCACTTGGAACAGGTTCAGTTGGTAATGGTTACACATTAATAATTGCTGCTACAGGTACAGGTACTTTTACAATCAATAATCAGTTTGCTAATGGTATAACAGAAGTTGAAGCGGGTATGAATGTTAATTATGATAATGACAATTTTTACATTGTTGGTGCTGACTATATAGCCAATACAAAATCAAAAATCTTTATTGATCACAAAAACGGCAAAATTGGAACAGGTGATATCATTAAAACGGGTTCTGGTGATCTTTATATGAGATTTACAATTTCAAGAGATTTAAATATCTTTGACGAAATTTTAACAATTGATTTGTTCTCTGATGCAGCACTTACAATCCCAGCAGCCATTGTGACTGGTGGATCGTCATTTAATTCTGAAAGTTTCCTAATAGGCGGCATTTATAAGTTGAATATGATTTCTTCATTAACAAATATTTCAATGAAGATAGATGTTGCAATTGTTAACGATAAAACTGTTAGAGCAAACATATCATTTATAAATGATATAAAAGTTGGTCACTATTTGGTATCAAAAGATATAGACAACAACAAATATCTTGCACGTGTGGTATCAATAAAAAACATTGGTACACCTACACCAACGGATATAGAAATTGTTACAGACAGTGTTATTGATATTACAACATCATTTACAAATACTAAACAAATAACAAGATTCTTACCACTTGATTCAATTTTTGATAGGTTTAATATTTTCTCATTAAAAGGTCTTGTGATTAAAGATTCACATATGCCAAATGGCACTAATCAAAGAGTTAAAAATATCTATTCTGTAATGACTGGTTCAAGTATAGCAAACGCTCTTATTGATCCAGATATGATTAGTTTTAGATATTTGGTTGACACATTCAACAATGGTTTAGAACCACAAAGCAAGAACTACTTATCAACACTTGTTAAGAACAGAAGAAAATCGATGGCTATAATTAATTGTCCCACCACAAGAGAATTAAGTGAGAGTACAAATCCATCATTTAAAGATGAACCAACCCCATCAAATCCTCTACCGCCTTTACAGGCTAAGTATATAGCATCTGGCGGAAACAATGCCATGAATCCAGACTTCTTATACTCAAGACCAGAAGAGGAGCAGGGTGCCAGTTATTCAATGTTCTTTTATCCAAATATAATTAAGAGAGAAATTGATGGTTCATTTACAAGCCTACCACCATCGGGATTGGTTTCAAATAATTTTGTAACAAAATGGCGTGATGGAAATGGTTTTAAAGCAACTGCTGGGCAAACTAGGGGTCAAATAGTTGGCGACGGTTTGGTTGGTTTGGATCATGAACTCAATAGAACTGATAGAGGTGAATTGGAAACAAAAGGTATCAATCCATTGAGAATAAAAAATGGAAGCATAATGATTTATGGTAATCAAACAGCTTATCATAAGTTCAGATCAATTCTAAATCAGGCTAATTCAAGAGATACATTGATAACCATTGAAACTGATACAGAAAACATATTGGAGGGATTTGTTTTTGACAATGCTTTTAGTGATGACACCATAAGAACTACTATAATAACAAATTTAGAAAATTATTATGAAGGGTTACGTGATACGTTTGGTGCTATAACCTCATTTGAGTTAAAATTCACAAGAGAGAACAACCCAGACTGGGTAGTGTCAGACGGATCATCAATTGTTGATGTTGAAATAGTCTTGCCAAATGTAACAAGGAAGTTTATTTCAAGAATTACATTGACTGGCGGCGGTGCAACTGTTGGGTCATTTGCTGCGGTATAAAAATTGAGGACAATTAAAATTTCAATTGTCCTCAAAAATTTAGTGAATAATCCCTGATAGATTTTTGTGTTACTGTTTTGTCTATCAGGGATTTCACTATTTACCAAAGATTTTCATCCCAATCTTTGGCTTTACTCTCAAACCTCTTTATTGACAAAAATTTATTTCTACTGTTTTTGTTGATCATATCAAAAACACGGATTATATTTTTGATATCATTTTCATCAAATTCATTGCTACAAATGTCTATAAGTTTTTTATTAATATTAAAACTTTCAATAAATTTTTTGGGGTCTGGAAACACATCAAGAATTTTCTTTGTCTTAAGTACCTCATTCAAAGCTGGGACGATTTTTTTCTCAACATAATCCCACGATATCTCTATGTCGTCAAATTCATTATTTTTAAAAATTTCATCCATTCGTTTATCGGTTACACCCATAGTTGATGTGCCTCTAACATAACTCATGCATGATGAAATGTTGTCACCTTTGTCACCGGAGATTACTTTGGTCAACAATTGTTGTTTTGAATTGACATAATCAATTTTTTGGAAGAATTTTATTATTTTGTCTTGTGTTATATCATCAGACATTATACCACCAAATTCGTCGCCAGAGTTGTCAACAATTTTATTGATATTAAAATCATCTGACACAAACACAATTTTTTTGTCCATATCATACATTGAAATACAACAATTTTTTGATGTGTGCAAAAGTTGTTTCAAATCACTATCGCCTGTCAAGATTATAGAGTTTTGTTTCTTTTCTATTGATATTTCACACAATTTTCCTATTATATCATCGGCTTCTAATCTTGGTATTTCTATCGTATTGATACCATTTTCTGCTAAAAAATCCATGAAATCTTTCTGACATTGTTTAAATGATTGATAATCATAAGCGGTGTGATGTTTCTTTCTATTGGCTTTATATTCGCTAAATATTTGGTATCTAAAACACTTTGTATCAAAGGTATCAAACACAAAAATCATATTATCGATTATGTCTGGTATTTCTTTTATAGAATCCACTATTCTTGAATAAACTGATGACATGAAGTCTTCTCTTTCTTTTTCATCTTTTAGATATTCACCAATTCTGTTAGACTTACCATTTTTTATAAGTGTTGCACCCATATACCCACATGTACTGTGAATTTGACTATGGAAAAAAGGACTAATGTCCACATATAAGTTAAATTTCATTTTT